CATCTCTTTCGCAAGATTACGTAGTTCTTCAGCAACATACTTGTCTTTGATAAACTGGTCGTTAGGATTAACTTTAACACTGACTGGCATAACCAAATCTAAGTAGTCAACCATCACAAAGTCAATTTTAATACCTGTTTGAATCTGTACCTCTTTTAAATAAGCACGTATATCGTTTACATTACTTTGTGCAGGTAAACCCTTAACACGATATTGTCCCGACTTTTTACCAACCATTTTAACTTTAAGACTTGTGGTATCAATATCTTTACGAATCGCTTTTGTGCCCATCATAGTCAACATAGCATCTGTTCTTAATGACGTTAGTTCTTCACTAAGTTCTAGTGTAATATAAACACCACTCATACCCTGTTGCAACCAGTTCAATGCAATATTCATCATAACTAATGATTTACCTGAACCACTACCACCTGCAAAGATGTTCAATTCACCCCGACTGAATCCACCATATAAGATACGATCCATTTGTGGCCAGCCAGTGCTTACTTGTCCACCGTTGTTAAAGTATTTGTTAATACGTGCCGCCGGGTCATAAAAGTAATCAGTACCCATATCTTTTTGTAAGCTGATTTGTACTGCATCTTTGATTAGTTTCTCAACTGGATCAAAGTCACCCTTCTCTAATAAGTCTGCCGCTTTAAGAATAGCACGTTCTAGTTCTTGTCGTTTTGTAAATCCTTCAAACTCATCCAAGAACCAATCAAATTGATTTGGACTGAAGTTAGGTATGATATCAATGTCTTGTCCAGTAAGTGCCTTAATCTGTGTAGGGTCAGGCAAGATACTATATTTTGCCGTATGTTCTTTATATAAATTTGCAACTGGTCTCAATGACCTGTCAAAGTTTTCACTGTTTAATATGTTCATAACTCTGGTATAGAGTTCTGCCTCAGTAATCATTATACGCAAAAATATCTTTTGCACTTCAACACTGTAATCTTTTTTATTTTCGTAATCTTTTTTCAATTTTCTTCCTCTGTAGTTCTATTTTGATTTTACTAGTTGTCGCACTACTCAATATACTGAGTAATGTGGGCAACTTACCATACTTAACTACCGCGTCATTTACATCTTTAACATTGTCATCCCACTCAGGAATACTTACACTATAACCTAACTCTAATGCTCTATCACACGTTTCTAAACCTGTACTATCTCTATCGGGAATAAAGATAATACGTTTATTAAGTTGTGCTAGAATCTGTGCTTGGTCGTCATTGATTGTATTATGTGTTAACGCACAGGCATTTAAGCTTAATGCGTCAAAGATACCTTCAACTAACAAACATACTTCCCAATCGGGTTTCTGAAAGTCATAACCAAATACATAGCCAGGTTGTTGCTCGTTAATATACTTTGGGATTTTGTTATCTAAGAATCTACTTGTATGACCTACAATCTTATTGTTATAAGTATAGGGTATAATGATTCTGTTTGACTGTCTGCCAGTGTCATTAGGTGTAACTAAGAACGGGTAGTCATTATAATTTATCGACCTCGCAGACAGATAATCAATGTATACTTTGTGCAATGTGTTATTAATATCGATTAACTCACCTTCAGGCAATGTATGTTCTTTAAATTTTATTTTTGATTTTTGTTTTTTTAAGTTAGTAAAGTCTAGTAAATCTTTATGTTGTAAACTTTCTAAACTCCATTTACTTATTTGTGTAGGATCAATCCCTGACCACAATAATATATTTTTAGTATTTTGAGTAATACTCTTACCCAACATAAACCCACATTTGAACCCACAGTTAAAACAATGATATGACCAATTAAATTGCCCATCAAATTTAATACCACCACGACCACGTGTATCAGTTTTATGTCCGCGGCGGCTACAACAGATAGCATTAAAGCTATGCCATCCGCCGTGCGTGAGTTTTTTCTTTCCGGGAATTACTGATAGGATATCAAACATCTATGTAGTATAACACAACTGTCATAGATAAACAATAGTTTAGGTTGATTATCTTGTTAAAATGTTGGTGACTGCACCATTATTGCTTTCAAATTGCATTCGAACATATGGGTGATAACCTTGAACTACATAACCTTTTGTATCACTTACATTGCTATATGTGTCGGTTAATATAGGATACCAATCACCATCAACAATGGTAGAACCTTCAATAACAATGTTACCGTAATATTCACTGTATTGTGCTTGTAGTGTTAATATTGGGCTATCATTAGTATCAACTACGCTAGTGTAATATGTGATATTGCTTTCACCGTTACCATCTGGGTGTAGATTAGGGAAGTCTTGACCAGTAGGAATACTTACTGGCATTGAAGGAACAAAGCTAGGTAATATACTATTAACAATGTTCATATCACCACGTGCTCCGGCATTACTATCAACGAATACCGGATAATCAAATTCTCCTACAGGGATCTCTAATGAGTAATAACACTTCTGTGCATCGATACTTGCTAAGTCGGCTGAGTTTAAAAACAATGCGGCAATACCGGTTGCAGGTAGTTGCAATGTAAGTGCCTTTTGTAGTAGTACCACTGTACCTTCATAACTAATAATCCTACAGACTATTGATTTACCGGTAATATCTACGGGCTTTTGTTCTTGGTTTAAGAACTGAAATTGAATTTGATTGTCTACACCCTTATTAAGTGTGAGTGGCTTGGCATACTGAGGCATATAGCTCCTTGGGGAAAATCCTGATAAAAGTATAACGATTTGTCTTTGTGTATAGACGAAAACTTGAGTTGAGTACATAATGATATTTATCAAAATATATTGCCATATCGTCCGATGATAAATATTTCGGTCAATATAACAACAATGATAACAAACGAATTTTTCAATAAACTAACCTCAAATCATCCGTTCATAACTATATGTTCATACGCCAACCAAGATTATGTTGGAATAGTTCAAAATAGGGATGATATTGTCACCACTATATACGATTACGGGTCTATAATGGAGTCTAGTATTAGAGAAAAATTCCTAGAATTAGGTGATATTTGGTGGTGGGAAAGTAACAGACTTATACCAATCAACCTATTTTTAAAAGAAGAATGGTCTATCTTTAAACCATATCTCAGAACTTTCAATAACAAAAGTTTAACAGTAATACACGGTCCTACGTGTAGTATGTCTGAACTAAACAAACGCAGAAGTAAACGCCGTAGTATTACACTAGTAAAAAGAATAGTTTAAGCTTCTTCTAACAAATTCATATGAACCACTACTAGATGTGCATATGCAACCGCGTGACTCTTTTTAAAACTATACCCATCAGTATTCTTATCCCAAATTGATTTAGATATATCAGCCCAAGATTGTCCTATTAAATGTCGTTTAGCAGGTCGAATTAGTGCTAAAAACATTGCTAGTCTGGGAATGCTATTCACTTCACTAGGCATCTTTTGTAGTAATTGATAATGATTACCCAAATGAATTAACTTCTCAACAAACTCTCTTTTGTGTAATTTGTCCCAATTAGGTTCACGCATCAATGTTGCTAAATGCAACTCATCACGTACCTGTGAATAAACGTGAACATTCAACAAATCTAATTTAAAATAGCCGCGCTGTTCTGCCACAACATAATCAATTGCGGCCATATCATTTACCGGGTCATATGGAATATCTGTAATATACACACCAGTAGCGTGTTTACGCATAGGATTAGCATTACGCATTGCGGCAGGCGTATGTTTGATAAGTTCTAATAACTTATCTCTATCACCAAAGTCAATGTCAATATCTGAATCAATTCTCATCTTGGGGGAGGCACCAGTTCTGCTTTAATTAATTTAGTATACGCTTTTTGTACAACAATAGCTTGTCTTTCGGCATCTTCTACTGCTTTGTGACTGGTTACGTGACCACCGTCTTTAAGACTTACTCCGGTTATTTCATACAAGGTACGTGTATCTCTAACGGTGTAGAAAGGCCAGGGAATAGGATTAGGCTTGTCACTTACCTGCCGCCAAGCAGACTCCATAACGACACAATCGAAGGAAGCACCGTTACTCCAGACAGCACGACGGTTCCAACAAAACTTATAAAGGATCTCCATACATTCAGCAAATGGTAGTCGTCCGCTATCTCCCATAGCTTCTTCAATTGCCTCAGGGCTCTGCTCACTCCACCAACGTAGGGTATCTTCATTTATGCTCCTATTATAAATTTCTGTTTGATCCTCAATTGTAGGACGTAACTCTAATCGTTCAACAACCCCGCTACCTTTTGGATCGAATCTTACTGCACCAATGGTTAAGATAACACAGTTAGGTGTTGTATCTAAACTCTCAATGTCAATCATAATGTCATTTGCCATAATAATGCCGCTCCTATTACACCTGCACTGTCACCTAATTTTGCTTTAAAGATAGGTGTACTAAATTCATCATTGAATATAATCTTTTTCACACGTTCAATACCTCGGGTGTATAAGATATCATTATTGCTTATTCCACCACCAATTACAATACAATCCGGGTCTAACACTTGAACTAAATTAGCAATAGCTAATCCAAACTGTTCTAAGAAAGATTCTTGTATCTCCGAAATTTGTAAATATTCTTTTGTGGATAATTTTTTATTCGTAATATTAAATGCCCATTTGTCTATCCCCGAGCCGCTTAACCAAGTTTCTACACATCCGATTCTACCGCATCGACACATTATATTATTACTTGTATCTAGTGTTGTATGTCCCCATTCAGCACTTATGTTATGAAATCCTTTATGTAATGAACTGTTAATTACAATTCCGCCTCCTACGCCTGTACCTAATATCATTCCAAATACAGTATTATAGCCATTACCTGCTCCCAATAAGGCTTCTGCTAAAGCAAAACATTGACTATCATTTGCAGTTTGTATCTTACGATTTAATTTAGTTTCTAATATGCCTACAAAATCTGTATCATTTAAAAATTCTATGCTGGAATTTTTCAGTAAACCAGTTCTATAACTTATAGAACCCGGCATACATATTCCTAATGTATGTTCTTTTGTACTAGTATAGGATAATGCTTTATTATAGAGAAATTCTATTTCTTTGTATACGGAATCTGTGGGTAGACGCTCTCTAAATAATATATCATTAGTGGGTGATAATACACAGCACTCAATTTTTGTTTTACCGATATCAACACCAATCTTATTCATAATTGTAATGTTTTCCAAATATATTTCTTCTCTAAGTAATCTTGTAGCTTTAAGGCTTCATTTTCACTATTGAATGCCACACCTTTAATCTCGTACATATCTTCTAAGTAGGTAGCATAGTCACCGTTAACATCTTGTGCCCATGCATACCATGAAATCCACATAATATCTAATTCGTCTTTTACAATTGATATACTAATTCCTACTTCTTCACTACCAATATCGTCAAATAACACATCCAATAGTTTTTTCTTTGTATGAAAGTGTTTAATATTCTGCCATCTAGGCCATGATAACATAAATTTATTATCTTGTAAAGGAGTTATGGGAAAGGGTGTGTTGTTCATTGGAATTTTAATAAAAATATTAGGTACTTTTTTTCGTCCATAATCTTGTATCCGTCAGTTATGTTGCCATTGACTATGTTCATTTTGATTCCATAGTTTTCTTCAATGTAATCTTCAAAGTCAAACGCATCAAACTGACCATCAAGTGCTTTTAAATCAGCCATGTATTCTCTACGCACAAGTTTCAATGCCGCCCAATAGTCCCAGCGTCTTTTACGAAAATCAATCTCCGGATCATCGTCATCATAGTCTTGTATATGAGGTATCGTTGCCATCAACTCCACCTCAACGTAAACATAATATAATCTCTTTCATATCTAAATTTGAAATTGCATACGTCATAATTGGTTATAGACCATCTACAATGTCGTTCGTGTTTACCTATATTATTTTCTAACCATTTAACCATTTCGTTATATTTGGCAATATTATTGATACGTATAATACATTCATGCCAGCCGGGTTTGGTATTTTCCCATCCAACATTATAATCATAATGTTCATACATCATTTCCATCGTAGGATGAACCACTCAGCATCTTTTTTCTTTTCAAAGATATAACGTGTGCTTAGGTTCTTCCATTCACCTGTGCAGTTCTGTTCTAACCAAAGTGTTATATCTACTGCTTCTTTATTATTACGAAACCCATTTAACTTAACACTAGTCCAACCCAATGCAGACATTAACACTAGTGTGTCAATATCTTTAGACATTTGATCGGCTACTTGATTGACAATTTCTTCTGTTATATTCATCCCCACCTCAACATAAAATAACTTGCATTACTATCATTGTAAAAAGTAAACACAGTATGTTTCTCTAGTTCTGGTTCCCAATTAGATCCACTAAAGTCATTGTATATTGCTTTATGATATGCAAAGTCAAAATCTTTGCCCATTACCCAACCGTGTTTTTTTAACTCTCTAACTATTTCTAAGGTCCTATCAATATCAATGTATAATATAACTTTAGCCACAAGTCAACTCAAACAAGATAGCATCACGCTCATCCTTAAAGTAAAAATCCATATAATCTTCGGTTGCGTGTGCCTCAAACTTGTCGCCCGGTAAGCCAAATTGTTCTATTGCCCAAGCACAGGTTTCATTCCAATCAATGATATCTCCCTTTTTCCAGGATATACGAACTCTAGTACCCGCCTGCATTCAATAACTCCTTAACTTGCTTAACATTCTCTGGCTCACGATTGAACTTAATCTTCCATAACTCTGGATTAATATAGTCAATAACCATCTTAACCTGTGATTCATTTAAACTATCTAGGAACTTTACACCACTATCACTTTGATATAACATCCAAGGACTAATTTTACCATTGGTAATACTATGACATACCTTGTTAGTATTACCATAACACAAATAGTCTTTAGGTACAATACCCTCTTTCTCTGCTAAATCCATAGTAGTTTGGACACTACGTGCGATAGCATCTAACGGATCTTCAATACGCAGATACTCAATTAAATACTTTGTGTATACACTATCACTAGCCCAAGTATCAATTTTGATGTTATTTTTTAACAACCAATCTACGTATCTACTAATATTTATTGCATTGATATTAGCGCAATGTGTTCCAAACTTTACAAAGGCAGTGTAGTAAGCACTACGAATGAACTCCTCGTATGTTTTATTCTTTTTAGTTGACGTATTCTTTTTATAAAATTGTAGCCAGGCTTGAAAGCCAATACGATTGCCTTGCATATCTTTGTTCATCCAACGTTGTTTGTTTTCGCATAGGTGCTTAGACATAGTAGATTCACGTAGGAATTCTCTATTGCAAAAATCACAACCATACTTGATTGTCTTATCAGTTGCCTCTGTCTTTTTCGTATTGAGTGATATCTTCATCTGTAACCGTTTGGCTTAATACTTCTATGTCTGCTATTTTTAAATGGGGGTATATTTCTGCAAGATGCATTTTCTTTCTTTGCTCTTGCACAAATGCTTTTGAATATTCTGTTAAATCTTCACTATTTGCCTTAGGATAAATCTTTGTAAAGTATTCTTTTATTTCTTTTACTTGTGCCGGTTCTTTTAACAAACTAACACGTTCTTTAATCTGCGGTAACCATTGATGATATTGTTTACCTTTACCGGGACTTGCCGCACACATCATATACCATTGTAGTTTAGGATGCTTTGATACATACTCATTGAAGAAGTATTTGTTAGCATAATATTCTGTACTCATTGCATAGTACCCTGCTACATCACTAGAACCTTTTACGTAGCTTAACCATTTGATTAACATAAATGGCACAAACTTACGTTGCTGTTCAGGTGTGAGTCTGTCATAATAACCATAGTCTTTCTTGTCCAACGCCGCAATAGCTTCAAACAAGTTGAAGTCTTGATTCTCTAGTTTCTCATCTTGAGGTATTGCTATTTTCTTTGTTGCCATTAGAATGCCTGACTATAATCTACAATCTCACAGTTACGACTAATCTCTTTTACAAAATATACACATCTTGGCTTAGGACCATCATCTAACGGTACACACAAGAACTGTCCGTTCTTTAATCTAGGTGCATACCATGTTACATCGTGATAGATATCTACAATCTCAATCGGTACGAATGACGGACTAAAACTACTTAATGGATTAAACTCAAACGCATTGAATCCCCTGTCATTGATACTAGTGAGAGGTAGTGTTTCTAAATCACCGTGTTCTTGTTCACCAATTAAAATTTGCCAATCAATAGGCATCTTAATTGTGCTGTTACCAATCTTCAATACAAGTGCAGGGCTATTGAATGATTCTAAAAAGATTAGTGGGATATAATGATAGTCTACGTTTTGTGGATTACTATTGTCTAGTATTGCAAAACGCAAGTCATCAATCTCTTCGGGAAGTGTTTCTAAGTTATAGAATTCGTTGTCTAGGGTTAATATACGCATAATGTATTATATCAGGTTCTTATCTATATGTCAACTTTTCAACGTCAAACGGGTAGTTTGCCTCTTTATAAAAAGCTTTACGTTGGGTCAAATGTCGTTTGGCAAACTTACAACTGCTTGTTATGTCCCAGATTTGTACAAAGTCTTTATCCTCTGCTTTACGAATGCCTCGACCGATGCTTTGGATAACACGGACGAAGGATTTTCCAGGTTCAATGAGAACCAGATTAAAAATACGAGGTATGTTGATACCAACAGCGGCGACACCATAAGTAGCAACAATGATTTTATTTGTGCTGGTTGCAATTTCATCATATTCTTCTTTTCTATCAATCATATTAGTAGCACCACTGACGAAAACACTGTCTGGTAATCTGCTAATAATTTCTTTACCTGCATTAACTCTATCAACTAAGACCAACACATTACCTGTTTCTTTAATCTTTAATATGAGTTGGGCAATAGCATCAAGTCTATGTGTATCTTCTAATAAGTGTTTCAACTCACTTTGGTAATTAGTAAACTCCACATCATCTTTAAGTTGTACGATGTTTACGTGACATTGTGCTAATACACCCTGATCTTGCAATTCACTTGCACTTAGTTTACTGATAACAGGACCTAAACTTACGAACAATGACTGTGCTTCAAACTTAGCTTTAGGTATAGTGCCAGTCAATCCCCAACGAATTGGAACCTTAGCAAATACTCCAGTAAGCAATGTTTTTAGTGCGTCAGCTTTTGCCATATGCACTTCATCAACCATTACACAAACAACACCTTCAATGAAGTCCATAATATCTGCCTCACCTGCTTTTGTTTTCTTAAGCATATTGTTAAGACTTTGCCAAGTACAGATAGTGTGTGTCTTGTTGTACTCTTTACGATCACCAAAGTATACACCAACATCTAATCCTAGATTGATGTAATCTGCTTCTGTTTGTGTTACTAAACTCTTGTTCGGAACGATAACAATACTACGGCCATATTGTTCTATGCTATAACTGAGTGCGGCAGTCATTAGTGTTTTACCTGCACCTGTAGCAATCTCTTGTAATGATTGGGGATTCTTTAAAAAGTTATTAACGATACTAATTTGATAGTCACGTAATTCTACAGGAGTACCTTCTTTGGGATGACCTTTAGGCCAATTCTTATGAGCAAACGTTGCCTCGGACACTTCAGTGAATTCAAAGGTTGTAGTATAATCTCTTGTATCATCCAACTCAATATCATATCCTGCTCTATCAAGTACAGGTAATATTTCTTCTAACAAATTAATGTAAGTGCTACCAGCTAAACTAAAATAGCTTACCTTACCATTCCATCTACCAAGTCTTACCGCAGGTAGATATCTTGCTCCGGGTACTTCGTACTCAAACATTTTCATCAGAGCTTTACGCTCTGCAAGTTCAAGTCCTTCTATTTTTACGTTAACTTCATCTTTAACGATTATCTTACATTGTTTCATTTATCTCCCAAGTTGACAGGTTCTGAGTTAACACATTTTATAATTTTGAATACAGAAGGATGTTCATTAAATCCATATGTTCTATATTGAATTATAACAGGTTTCTCGTATGATTTCAAGTTAGATTGGTCTCTTATTATATCCATATTCAAATTATCCAATAATTTTTCTGCTGACTCATTTAGGAAAAATAATTGTTTTGAAGATACCTTTGATGGCTCAGTTAATCCGTCACATCCCAACTCGCTTAACCATTTGATAACAGAATCTATATCACGTATCTCACATTCAACCCTATAACTAACCGCGAGAGCCAATTTCATTGGATCTTCTATATTAATAAAATGCTCTATAACAGACTCACTTACAGTAATACCATACTGCACATAATCTGCTACCATTACTAAATCATTGGTTAAGGGAATATCTTTAATAGTGTCGTGTAATACTTCATTGAGTGAGGCTATATAGAAATAACCGTTGTTGCAAACAAGTGTCGGCTCCCAATATTTAACGGATTCATATTCGCTAAGACTATTGATAATATCTTTTGTAATTGGACAATAGTCTATAACTTCAAAGTGATCGGCACTCAATGTAATCAACATCTTTAATGTTGTAGGTCCATACTCAATTTCATATTGTCTTTTATCCTTATGCCATTCCATTGAATGTATTGGATTCTTTTTTAATGCGGCCAAGAAGCTTTGTTTAAAGGGAGATCTAAAAACTATAGTATCTTTTAAAATAGCAATGGATGCATTTGTATATTGAGGTGAGCTTTCTATTACGTTGCATTTCCAAGGCAATGTTAATAAACTGTCAATATCAAACTTTTGTTGTGTAAACTGTCTACGATATTTCAGTGCAATTTTTTTAAAGAGAGTATCCTGATTGGTAGTGATTGTATTTTTTATACCAATAAAATTAGTTAAGTTATTTACAAACTGTAGGTCGTACCGGCTCAATCGTATATTGATAAGCATAAAGGTACCCAAGTCTTCAAGTGTCTTAAAATCCATTCTTTATTATATCACATTCAGGTAGTATCTACAAACATAATGGCTAAAGGAGCAATGCTCCTTTATCGGAGAGGGCTTATTGACGTTGCCTCTACGCACACTGCAGGGTTTATGCAGATTTCATACACGTTGTACGTGCAAGATTTTTCCAGTTGTTCGGGCTAATCTTAACTAAATCAGCAATCTTCAAACACATACGCAAGGACACTTCACGTAGTTTTGTATGATTGTCCCACATAAAGTCAATTACCATTTGTGATTGTTCTTCTGTGAAATCATAATCACTAAACAAACCACCTTCAGCATCACGATGTACCTGCTTGATACGCAACATTTTGTCACGATCACCGTCAATAGTCAGGTCCAAAAAGTGACAACGTGACTGCAATGCTTCTAAGTGGTCCTGCAATTTCTTAGATTTAAGATTGCCGAATTTCAAGTTAGTGATAAAGATAGCACTACCATTGAAGTTGAAAGTATTCGGGATACCTTCTTCACGCAACAAACGACTATCACTATTCCAGCAAATTCTACGAGTCTTGCCTGAATCTAATGCGGCCTTCAAAATGTTCAATGCCAAGTCATCAGTAAAAACTGAATCACAATCGTCAAAAATCAACACGTTTTTAGTGTCAGAATATTTGTACAACTGAGCATACAAACCCAATGCAGTCATAGCACCTTTAACAATGTTAAAGCGAACACGTTTGCCTGCAAGCTTGTCAAACATACTTGCTTTTTCCATTTGTGTTTCAACACCATATGATTTGCCAACACCGGGCGGGCCTGATACAATCATAGCACGGATATCACCATTGATTGCCGCACGTGACATTTCATCAAGGACCTCGAAACGAGCCGCAATACGGTCCATTGCTTCTGTTTCTGTTTCTTTAGCTACTTCAGCTTTTGCAAATTTTACTGTATTTTCTGTCACAGGTTCTCCATTTAAAAATTCAATTTCATTGATACTATCAACAAGCACCTTAACTTCAGCGATATTGATTGCGAATTGACCGTCATTTTTAACAGTCACATAACCACCTTTAGCACCGGTCTGAAAACCTTTAACCAATGTAAACTCTGTATTGACTACAGATTGTTTACGATAAGAGCCAGAGAGAATGCGAATAGTAGACATTTGTTTCCTTTATTTCAGTGTCAATACAAGTATTGTATCACGTTATCCATTTATTGTCAAATTTTGTGCCTTAAGCTACCTTACGAAAATACCCATAGGGTAAGCTAAGTGTCCAAGCCAAATACTCATCATCGCCGTTAGTGTCCTCAGCTTCGTGGATCCAGCGAATTGCTGTTGCACGGTCCTTAGCACCTGAAAACATCAGGTCACTGATACGTTTCTCAAAAGAGAAAACCGCATTTTGTTCTGCCGCAACACGGACCTTTTCTTCGGCTTCAATAGCTACACCGAGTCCGTCAAACTCAGCTTCAAAATCCTCAAGGGTCCAGTGTGAGGTGTCAACACCGCGAGGGCGAACACCATAAGCGTCCTTGTACATATCCCAGTAAAGTTCCCGGGCTTGTTCCAATTGTGTCAACTCTTCCCAAGATTTGAATTCTGTAGTCATTTCTAAGTCCTTTTCTTTACTGTCTAAGATTCTATTATATACCCAAATCCATTTATTGTCAACTTTTTAGCCACGAATTTCAAACGCAAATTCAGTGCCGGCCCTAGTGACATAAATCTTACGGCCATAGACCGTGATATAACCCCATTCACCGTCTTGGTAAATGTCGTGTGGATCTTTTTCAATGGTAACATTACGTACAATTTCACAGAAACCATTGCGCCACGTGGGCAATTTTTGCTTGAAATACTTGTCGTTGTCACGTTGAATAATGAAGATTTTTGCTTTCATTTTAGACCTTTATTTAACTATCTAAGACTCTATTGTATACCCAAACTGATTTATTGTCAACCTTTGAAAACTCACTAAATATCACTATGTCAAAAATAAAGATGGTATATGATTGGTGCGGCCCACTTTTACCAATTGTTAATAATAAAATAAATCCTGATTTTATATTTAAAACAGTATTAGATAATACAAAGAATATTACATTCCCTTCGTATGGGCATTATCCAGGGCCTTCTATATTAATGTTTAAAGATATGGAAATAATACCTAGTTTTGCATTGAAAGATAATGATACCTTTATATATCCTATAACTAATCCAGAAAGTAATGGAATAATTTCTGGATTTGAAAAGGATAATATTAATACATTCTTTAACGGCGGAAGAGATATATTGAAGGATACTAATATATCAGATAATATTTTAAATAGAATTAGAAATGGTAATGGTTATTTAATGATGCAAATGACAGGAGAATCGTGTATAACTGATTATCATATAAAAATAGTACATTCATATTTCAATGAGTATCAAATACCGTTGAATAAAATAATATATTATATAAGCAGTGTAAATGCAAAAGAACTATATAAGGATTATTGTGATAAGAATGAAATAAGATATAGAATGACGGTTGAAGTAATAGAATGGTTCGACTATATGGCAGGAGTGTATATAGAAGATTATGGTCATTTACTTCCAAAAAATAAAGATTATTCAAAAATAGAAAAAACCTTTTTATGTTATAATAATCGATGGCGTTCACACCGTGCCTGTTTATATACTATTTTCTATAAACGTAATTTATTAGAACATAGTTATTTTAGTATGTCGGATGAATCTGGTTTTATATACGAATCTTGGGCCGATTTTTGGTATTCTAAAAAAAACGGGAGAGACGGGGGAGAAGTAATAGGGCATAGATTAGATGTACATTATAGGGATATTTGGCATTTGAGTGAACAGTTACCATTGGTAATTGATCCTATATCTGATAATGCAACAAAAACAATGTTAATATTACCTGAATCTTCCAATTTACATCATAAATCATTGATAAGTGTGGTTACAGAAACCAATTTTATATCCAACGATGTATTCATTACTGAAAAAACTTGGAAGCCAATTGGTAATAAACATCCATTTATAATTGTAGGGCCGTATCATTCATTATATTATTTAAAACAAAAAGGATACAAAACATTTAGTGATTTCTTTGATGAGAGTTATGACAATATGACAGACCCGGCAGAAAGATTATTGAGAATAGGTGAACTGTGTTCTGAAATAAATGATTGGTCAGATACAAAAAAACAAGAATTTTATAATCAAACTGAATCAATAACAAAACACAACTTTGAATTATTACAATTGGCAAAATTAGGATATAAATAAAAAATGCAAAAAACTATAAAATTAGCGTATGACTGGTATGCTCCGGAATTTCCATTGAATAACAATCAATCCTCATTTGTTGATGCCATAGAAAAAGCTAGAAAAATAAATGATAAGGATAGAAAAAACACAATAAATAATACCCTGTTTCCTTATAGGTCTTTAGAAATCTTTTCCAAAGATGATACTTATGAATATGTAACTAGTGCAAGTATAAAAGATAATGATTATTTTATCTATGAATTTGCATTTGAAATTAGGGACTTAAATCAAGCTATATTCAATAATACTGACATTTTTTCACTTACTCATATTTCTGATTTTATTTTAGACCAAATAAAAACTAAAAATGGTTACATTCTGATTGATGTGTCACACGAAACTATTGTAATGTACCACAATTATGAACAAAATATATTATTCTTATTACACGAATATTTCAAAGCTAGGGATATTCCTCTATATAAAATTATTTTTCTGATCGGTAGTGTGAATGCACCTGACATTTATAGAAAATATTGCATACAAAGTAATATACCTGGCCGAGAAAGAATGGTTGTAAAAAATTACGAATGGTTTGAATATCAGTGTAGTAAAGAACTAAACGAATTAGAAAATATACCAAAACCCAATGACAATATATTCAAAGTGAAAAAAACATTTCTTTGCTACAATAGAAGATATAAACCGCATAGAACTGATTTATATGTATTGTTTTGGAAATTTGATTTGTTAAATAATAGCTTTTATAGTATGCCGCACAAATCAACAAATGATTCTACACATCCTGTTAAAAATATAGATTTTGCTAGTAATTATAATATTGAAGAAACAAGTTCATATGATATCATAGCTACCACTAAACAAATGTTTAAATCTGCTGATATCATGAATAACGACAAAATGAAAGAACTTTGTTTTACTTTGCCTGCTGTCATTGATACGAGGAAAGACCTCAAAGATATGATTAAAATCATTGACCCTGAACAAGCAGTATATGACTCAGCATTGATAAGTGTTATTACTGAATCTAATTTCTATACCGAAGATGTTTTCAATACTGAAAAAACATGGAAAGCTATTGCTAACAGGCATCCCTTTATTCTAGTTGGACCAAAACATTCTTTAAAATATTTAAAATCATTGGGTTACAAAACTTTCAGTGATTTCTTTGATGAGAGTTATGATGATATAGAAAACCCAACTGCAAGATTGATGGCAATAGTTAAATTATGTAGGGATATAGATAATTGGGATTTCAATAAAAAACGAGATTTCTTTAATGAAACGGTTGGTACAACTGAATATAATTTTAATTTATTAAAATCAGTTTATAATAACAAAAAGAAATTAGTACTTGAGCATATCACTCATATAAACCCTTTAATGACCTGACTATAATCATTCATAGCATATTGTATTTTGTTATTAGTACTGTTAGGTCTACAGGGTTTGCAAAAACTTGTTATAAAGTTATTGTAAATTTCTTTGTGTTTGTCACTACACCATATATCTCTAAAGTCATTATCGATCCAAGAGCCTAGTTTAGTATCTTCACGGCCTTTATACTCACAGCATAGATAAATGTTTCCGTCAGCACAGAAACTAGGAAACAAAAACATCTGATGGCATCGTTTATATTCTCTTGCATCATATCTACCCAATGATATATCTGCCTTGATATTGTAAAACTCACTGGCAGTTTTAATCCTATTGGCTACCTCATCATTCATAATGAAGCTATGTCCATTTAATACCATTGGACGTAAATGAACCGCACGTGCTTTAACATCCCTTGCGTATTCAAATATACTGTTGATTTCTAATTGGCTGGTGTTCTCTGGCATTAGTAATGCTTTCACATCTAGTGGAACACCTCTACTACCTAATTCTCTTGCTGTCTCTTTAACTCTATCAAAAGGACTATCTGTCATTTTGCTTTTGCGTATTAACTCATAAGTATCAGGATTGCCACTGTCAATATCAAGACCTACATAAGCCATACGTTTTAACTTATCAGTGTTAATTGTTAGTATCTTGTGAAGTTTTGTGCCGTTTGTATTCATTGCGGCAACATAACCCTTATCAATCACATCTTCTAGTAAATCTTCATAGCCAGGAAGTAATGTAGGTTCGCCGCCACCACTAAAGATTACATTACTTAATGTGCCTATGACATTGCTATCGTGTTGTCGCCAAGTATATAGTCTGTCAATTAGTTTACTATATTGTTCAACAGACTGGTACACCGGCAAGTCATTTCTGAATTGCTCGGTGTTGCAGTAGTAACAGGCTTGATTACAGATATTAGTAGTGTCTAAATCTATCTGCCATGGTAGTAACTTACCGGGTATGTTGCCTTGTATCCAGCGTGAAATTAATT